GTATCTTACAAAATTAGGCGAAGAAGAACTACTGCACGATTCAGCAGAAGAAAAGCCAGCAGTTTCTGCTACTATTACAGGTAGTGAGCCCGAAGAAGAAGAGCCTGAGATGCCTAAAGCTGGTGAACTAATGGCTAGAAACAATCGCTACGGAACAGTTATCATGACTGAACAGGCTTCTATGGCTGGAGACGGAACTAAGGAAGAAAGACTTCCTGACAAGATTAATGTCGCTCGTCGCCACAGAGGTGCTATCCATAAGATTAAGGGAGACTAACATGATTTGTACTGTCAGAGATGAACATATCCGTAAACTGATTATGGAAGATGTTTCCATGACTTGGAAGTGCACGTTAGATGATGGTACAATTGTATGGGGCGACTATGAGCGTCCCGGAGTACCTGAAAGCCCTTGGCTTAGATTGCAGAGATACTGTGAAGAAAATGGTAGATGTGTAGCTAAGGCGCAAGTAATTGTGATGGGCGCGCCAGAAGAAGTTGTTTTTGAAAACGAAGATGGCCTTGATGGTTTTTTCATTGCTAGAGGCTTTTCAAAAGATATTGATATGGTGACTGGAGATGGCCCGTCCTACCAGCACATGACATTTGGTTTATTAAATGATGATCTTGAAGTAGAAGTGAAGAAGTATAGTTGGCCAGAGTGCGACTTTATGGAATTTACACAGAAGAGAATGATTACTCAAGAAAATCTCTCTTGGATGATTTGGAAAGATGGCGAAACGAAGAAGCAAAACGAGCAGGTTCAAGTCACCCTCAACGGGTGATTACTGTACTACAGGCCAATACATAGCTGAGATATTGGTGCAACGTAGATCAGAGAGAGAAAACAAAGGCTCTTTGCCCTACAAGTTCTGGAATAAAACTCGTAAAAAACAGTATCAACGTCAGGTTCAAGAAGTCTATAAAATGATTTCTGAATTTGGCGAAGATGCTGTCTATGACTATATCATAAATAAAAACAAACGAGTTTACTCTGCATTGCCCAAGTGGGTAAAAGATGAAGTCAAAAAACACAAAAAACTTCTAGATTCAAGGCCAAAACCCAAAGAGGTTGATATTATTGAAGTAGAAGAAGATAATGTAAATGTAAAACCAATGAAGAGCTTTGGTAACAAATCGCTCTTTTCTAAATTGAGGAATTCAAATGGCAAAAACAAAGAAGGCTGATCCAGCATTTGTAAAAGAAATTGTTAAGAAGTATGGCAATGTGATTTCTACTGGGAATCAAATTCTAGAGAGAAGGAAAGATTACAAGGTTGTCACCGTCAGTCCTTCGATTGACTTGGCATTGGGTGGCGGAATCAAGGAAGGCTCTTGGGTTATCTTAACCGGAGATCCGAAGTGCGGCAAAACAACCACAGCTTTGCAGATTGCCGCCAACTGCCAGAAAGAAGGTCGTCCAATTATCTATCTTGACGCTGAAGGTCGATTAAAAGAGATGAACCTTCTTGGTGTTGATGGTTTAGATAAAGAAAAGATGCAAATCATCCATTCTGAAGACGAGCCACTTAGTGCAGAAGCGTTTCTGGATATTGCAGTCAAGCTTGTTAGCGCAAAAGAGAATGAAGGGTGTGTCTGTATTATTGATTCCACTTCATCGCTAATGCCCGAGAAAGAACTGGATGGAGATATGACTCCCGGACGAGCAGGTCTTCCAAAGATTCTTTCAGTCTTCTGTAAGAAGATGGGACAAATCGTTCCTAATCAACGAGCCACTTTAATTATTATTACACACTTTATTGCTAATACTTCAGGCTATGGTGCTTCAAGGATGCCAGACTGTGGGCGCAAGATTCAATATCAGGCTGATACACGCATGGAGGTCAAATCTATCACTCCTTGGGTTCAAAGCGACACACAGATAGGCCAAGCTGTGAATTGGAAGATTGTGTGTTCCTCAATGGGGTCTCCCGGCACAGAATGTCAAAGCTGGATCAAATATGGTCATGGCGTAGACAAGATTCAAGAACTTATTATGCTTGGGTTGGATTTGGGTTTAATTGGCAAAGCTGGCGCTTGGTTTACATGTGAGTTTATGGTTGGGTTTACAGACGTAGTAAAGAAGATAAAACCAGAAACAAATATAGAAGATACTGAGGCGGTCTTAAAGGCAGTAAAGTTCCAAGGGCAAGAAAGACTTTACAACTTCTTGCTGGCGAACGAAGAAGTGTTTGACATCTTAGAGAAAGAAATTAAGGGTATGCTTTAATGGAAGTACACGGTCTTGATGGTAAAGTCTGGAAGTGGAATCCTTCCAGAAGTCAGGCTTCGGTGAGTGAAAAAAATAGGTCTTCTTTGCACAAAAAAGCTAGAAAGTTATTGAAAGACATTTATCCATATGATAGAATCTTAGAAGAAGTCACGCTTCCCGGCACTAAAACTGGCTCTAGAAAAACATTACTTTATGCTGACCTTTATGTGCCAAATAGAGAACTGGTCGTAGAAGTGCATGGCGAACAACACTTTAAGTTCAATTCATTTTTTCACAAAGATAAGATGGCGTTTTTCAAAGCTCAAGCAAGAGATAAAGATAAAAGAGCTTGGTGCGAACTGAATCATATGACTTTGATTGAATTAAATTACGACGAGTCTGAAGAACAATGGAGAGAAAAATTTGACTAACGAACAAAAAGTAACAGAATTCCTCTCAAAGGTGGATGACTGGATTGAAGATAGAAACGCAGATCTCGCAAAAGAAAACGAGGAAGTCGAGCCAATCATGGCGCTCAGTTCTGATGAGGTTAGATCACTGAGCCAAGAGAAGGCACTGTCCTATTCTTTTGTTCTTTTTGCTCATGCAGAATATCTTCAAGGTGTTTATAATAAAGAGAAGACAGTCGTTGAGTTTTGTGATGACAGTATCTGGTTTATGGTCGGAGACAAACTACAGAACTACGGAGGACAATATTCCAAATGGCAGGAAAAATATTACTCCGCAATAAAAGAAAATCCAATGGCTACAGAATTAAATAGATTAAAGATTATGTCGCAGGCTAGACTCAATCGGCTTTCTGGTAAAGTTGACAACGCTAAAAGAATGGCTGCGCTATTGCAAGACTTAGGTAAAAGAAGAGGTTACTAATGTCAATAATTGATACAGCAAAAGAGCTACTCAAGAAAGGTATCGCTCTAAATGATGAAGATTTAATAAATATGGCAAACTCTCTACTAGAGGTGCAAGTTGAAACCGAAACGCCTGCTCAACCTGAAGTAAAACAGGTCGTAAAGAAGGAAGAAGCTTCACCTCAGAGAGTCACTGCTGATGAGTTTGTTGTGAGTAGAGAATCTAGATCTAGCTCAAGAACTCCTGTCAATGATATTAGACAAAGAGAGAACAAGTTCTTTGATGACAGAACTGAGCATATGGATATAGAAACTCCATCAGTAACACCAACAGAAAGAAGGAAAGCACCTAGAAAGGTTAATCAGACCTGTCAAAGTTGCTCAAAAACTTTTGAAGTAGCTGAGACACACCGTAGAGAATGGTTTGTCTGTGACGGCTGCTTATCTAACAGGAGAAGATAATGATAAAAGTCAAGTTACTAAGTAAAGATGCTAAAGTTCCAACTAAGGCACACAGTTCTGACGCTGGTTGGGATATATATGCTTCAGATTTAGCACAGCCAATTTTTCCACATAAAAGAAGGTTAATCTCCACAGATATATCTATAGCGATTCCTGATGGTTATTGCGGTCTTATCTGGCCAAGATCTGGCTTGTCAGTTAAAAGTGGGATTGATGTGCTTGCAGGCGTTATTGACTCTGGATATAGAGGTGAAATAAAAGTATGCCTACTGAATACTTCTGACCAAATGGTACACGTTCAGCCGGGCGATAGAATAGCGCAGTTAATTATACAAAAAGTTGAAGATGTTGAATTTTTAGAAGTCGAAAGTCTAGACGATACTGATCGTGGAGAGGGCGGCTTTGGGAGCAGTGGAAAGTAATGGCAGCACAAGACAACGTAGATGACATTGTTCTATCAATTCTCGGCTCGTCTGGATTTTTTGTTGATGCGGGATGTAACAGTTACGTAGAACAAAACAATACATACAAGTTGGAGCAGAGTGGGTGGCAAGGCATAGCGATTGATGCACATAGTTCTTATCAGGCAGGGTATCTTGTCAATAGACCAAACACCAAGTTTATTCACTCTGCTATTGTAGGCAATGAGTACAACCAAGACACAATAATATTTCATGGTGCAGGCATGGTAGCAAGTTGCGCAGAAGGAGCTTCTGGTGACAATTCTTTTCAATCTCCAGCTAGGATGTTGCAAGATATATTTGATGAGAATTCTATCACTGAGATAGACTTTTTGTCACTAGATTTAGAAGGCTTTGAGCACGAAGCTATTTCTGGAATAGACTTTTCAAAGACGAACATAAAATTAATTTGCGCAGAGAATCACGATGTGCCTAACTATTTAGATTACGGCTACATGGAGTCTCTCGGTTATGATAATTTCTACACATCCAAAAGTCCTTGCGGAAAATACATTTGGCATCGCTGGTTTGTCAAGCAAGATTTGGATCTTAACTTAGATTATGTAAAAGGTTTATAATGTTTAAGAATATATTACAAAGTATAAAAGATAAAATTTTTCCCAATAAAACCTATGACACTTCTCAAGTAGATGAGATAGTATCTACTCTTGATTCCGTTATCAGTGAAGAGTCGGAGGCTGAAGAATTGCCAGAGACTACTAGAACTAGAGGTGAAATCAGGAAAGAGGCAAAAGAAGAACGTAGAGAAGAACGCAAAGAGAAGGTTGAAGAAAGACGAAACTACCGATTAGAGAAGATTGCCGCAATAAAAGAAAAGTTTTATGCGGTCGCTTCTAAGAGAAAGTGGTTGTTTTTTATCATAGTTGGTGCTATAGTAGCATACCTAGTAATCTTCAAAGGTGGTTTTGGAGGTGGGGACATCTTAACTAAGATCAAAGGGTTTTTTGGATAATGAAGAAATCAATTAATTTGGAATGGAAAGATTTTCTGCTCGGCGTATTTTTAAGCGCCAGCATTTGTATGGGGTTCTATATTTTTAGAGGAATGTAAATGAATTTAGGGATACTTGCAATCGCAACAGCTTCGGTAATGTACTTAGCTGTCTGTGTTTCTTGTATGAAACAAAAAGATTATCCACATGCCCTCATGTGGTTTTCTTATGCAATGGCCAATGTGGGGTTATTATGGTACGAATTAAACAAAATGAAAATAAGCTAGAAGATGCCGCAGCTGAGTCTGCGGTTCTCGCTGGCTTGTGTCAATACGGAATTGATGCAATGCTTGAGGTTGAGTATATCAGCACCGAGTATTTTGTAGACCAAACAAATCAGGTTATCTTTGACTGCATAAAAAAGTCTCTTGAATCCACTCAAAAAGCGGAGCTTTCGTCATTGCTTTCCGCTGCTAATCAGCTCAATCATTATGATATTATTAAGGAAGAAGCTGGTTATCTAAGATACTTGTTTGATACTCCGATTCTGGAAGACAACATTCCTGTTAATGGAGCCAAGTTAGCTAAGCTCAAGATAGCTCGTGACGTAAAGAAGACTTTGGCCAAATGCTCTCTGGAAGTAGACAAGATTAATGGTGACGAAGATATTGCAGAGATCATCTCTTTGATTGAAACACCTATTCTCGATGCTACTTCAAAGATATATCAAGGCTCAGATAACAAACCAAAAATCATTGGTGAGGATGTAGGCGAATACGTTGAGTTCTTGAAAGAGAACCAAAATGAGATGTTGGGTATCAGCACTGGCTTTCCTCGCTTTGATGAGGCGATTGGTGGAGGTATACGCAGGAAATGCGTAGATCTAGTTGCTGCTCGCCCTAAAGTTGGTAAGTCCATGTTTGGCGATGCTGTAGCTATGCACGTATCTAGAAACTTAAATATTCCAGTGTTGATGTTAGACACTGAAATGTCGAAAGAAGACCATCTCAACCGTATGCTAGCGAACCTTAGTGGTGTGGAGATTAACAAGTTAGCTAGTGGTAAATTTGCTAATAATGATTTGGACATTGAGAAAGTAGAAAAAGCAGCTGAAGAACTACAGAATATCCCATATCACTACGTTAGTATTGCTGGCCAACCATTTGAAAACATTCTTGCAATTATGCGTAAATGGATTCATCAAGAAGTTGGCTTTGATGAAAATGGTAGAACAAACGATTGTATTATAATTTATGACTATTTAAAATTGATGAACTCGGACAGCATCTCCAACTCCATGCAGGAGTTTCAAGTGCTAGGATTTCAAATCACGCAGTTACATAACTTCTGCGTAAAACATGATGTTCCTTGTCTGAGCTTTGTACAGCTAAACAGAGATGGTATCACAAAGGAATCAACAGATGTTGTCAGTGGTTCTGATAGATTGATTTGGTTGTGTACCAGCTTTACTATTTTTAAGATGAAGTCAGATGAAGAAATGGCTGATGACGGAGAGGAGCATGGTAACAGAAAACTTGTTCCAATTGTTGCTCGTCACGGAGCCGGACTTGATGACGGTGACTACATCAATATGAATATGTTTGGTAAATTTGGTAAGCTTGTCGAGGGCAAGACAAGAAATGAAGCCCATAAGTCAAGCAAAATTAAGGATGATGGTTTTGAACAAACGACTAACGAATCAGCAGATATTAGCGGTGTCTAATCAGCTCTCCAATAGGGTTGAAGATTTGCTTAAATATTTCGATATTGAATACATTGAGTACCCGAATAGACTTGCATGTGCTTGCCCTATTCACGGCGGAGACAATCCAGAGGGCTGTTCTATTTTTACAGATGGAGTGAGCTCCAAAGGGAACTGGAACTGTTGGACTGCCAACTGTCACGAAGACTTTGGTAAGAACACTTTTGGTTTTGTTCGTGGTGTCTTGTCAAACAGAAAAGCTAAAGAGGTCGGAGTATTAGAGACCTTTTATTTTTGTAGTAAATTTTTGGGTTTAGATCCAGAGACAATTGAGTTTGAGCAACCAGTTGAGAACTACAGCGTGGTAAAGATACTTGAGGTTTTTCAGAGAGAACCTATGAGGCATGAGCAAGTTATTGATAGAGATGCTGTCGTGAGCAAGCTTGATATACCATCACAATACTACATCAATCGTGGATATAAACCAGAAACTCTTGAGAAGTTTGATATAGGTATGTGCATCGGTAAAGGCAAACCAATGTCAGGCCGAGTAGTTGTACCTATCTATGATGAGAATAATAATTACGTTGCTTGTATTGGTAGAGCCGTCTATCAGAACATGCAACCAAAATGGCTGCATAGTAAAGGTTTCAAAAAAAGTTCTTATTTATACGGGTATAATGTTGCCAAAGATGATATAATGAGAAAAGGCACTATTGTTTTAGTAGAAGGACAAGGTGATGTTTGGCGTATGCACGAGGCTGGGATTACAAACACTGTTGGAATATTTGGTGCGAGTCTCAGTGAAGACCAACTAATACTAATAGAAAGAAGTGGTGCAAGAAATGTTGTAATACTTACCGACTATGATGAAGCTGGCGAGAAAGCCGCACAACAAATCCTCAAACGATGTGGCAGAAGATTCAATTACTATCGACCTCAAATTGACCAAAAAGATGTTGGCGATATGACAGTCGAACAAATACAAGATCAAATTATAAATAAATTAGAAGGAGTTCTATAAATGACAAGAATTTTGGCTTTCGCTGGCAGAAAACAGTCAGGCAAAAATTCAGCTTGCGCGTTTCTACATGGTTATCAAATGAGATGTCATCATCTGATTAAAGGTTTCAATATTGATGATAAGGGCAGGTTGATTGTAGATACAACTTCGACTAACGCAAATGGCGTAGAAGAAACTACTCAAGGAGTTCTTGATGTAACTAGGACAGATCTTGACTTTGGGTTGTGGGCCGCAGAAAACTTATGGCCTTTCATTAAGCACTATTCCTTTGCTGGTGCACTCAAAGAAATTTGCAACGGCTTATTTGACCTTGATAATGCACAATGCTATGGAACTGACCAAGAAAAGAATACTTTAACTTGGTTTCGTTGGCAAGATATGCCCGGATATGAGGGTGATGAAGAAGGTCGTATGACGGCTAGAGAGTTCATGCAGTTTTTTGGTACAGACATTTGTCGTAAAATCCATCCAGAGATTTGGACTGAACACACACTCAAGAGTATTCGCACTGAGGAGCCTTTAGTTGCTGTAATTTCTGACTGTCGGTTTCAAAATGAAGTAGATGCAGTTCAAAGAGCAGGAGGCAAAGTCGTCCGATTGACTAGAGGTGTTGATGCTGATACACATAGCAGCGAAGTAGAAAGTGAAAAGATACAAAACTACGATGCAACAATAGACAATAAAGAACTTACACTACATGAAACCAACGTGGAAATCATCTCGCTTCTTGAGAAGTGGGGTTGGCTTGGTAGTGAAATTGAAGCACCTACTGAATCAATTCCAGATGCGGATAAGCCAGAGTTGGTAGGTGGAATCCATAAGATTAAGGAATAACATGTTAGTAACGTACATAAGAAGTTCTAGTTATAATAATTTTGAATACTGTCAGATGCAATACTTTATGACCTATGTTTTGGGTCATCAGACTGTATCGGGCAAAAAAGCTCAACTTGGTACAGTTGTACACAAGGTCATGGAGGTTTTAGCTGGATGCAAAAAATTGCTACAAGATGGTGACGAGCTATTGCTTGAGGATGACGCTATCGGAGAGGTCGAGTTTACCAAGCGTAGACTCGGAACAAAGAAATTTGTAAACGAAATCCTTAAGCGTAGCTACGATCACTACACTGTTCCGTGTACACATCATTATACAAATGCCGACTACAAGTTTTGTGATAAACTTACTTGGGACGCACTGACTTATGATGACGGCAACTTTGATCCTCGCAAGAGAAATATTGTTGCGGCGGAACCGCAGTTTGACATTCCTATCGAAGAAGACTGGGGAAAGTACGAATATGACATGCCTGACGGCAGTAAGGTCGAAGGTAGGCTTGCCATCAAGGGCACTATTGACTTAGTAACAGAAGTGTCAGATAGAGTCATCGAAGTGATTGACTGGAAGACTGGTCGCAGATTAAACTGGGCTACAGGAGAAGAGAAAACATACGAGAAGCTCTGCAAAGATCCGCAACTAATGCTTTATCATTATGCTATTTCTAAGATTTTCCCTGAATATGATGACGCGATTATGTCGATATACTTTATTAGAGATGGAGGCCCGTTCAGTATTTGCTTTGAGGAGTCTGATAGGCAAAAGTTTCTTGGCATGTTAAAAGATAGATTTCAAGAAATCAAAAAGACGACTAGACCAAGAATGTTGTCAAGAAATCAATCTCACTGGAAGTGTCAAAAACTCTGTGACTTCTGTAAGAAAGATTGGCCGGGAACTGATGAAAGTATGTGTCGTCATGTCAGTAATCACCTAGACCAATTTGGTATGCTAGATACAATACAAAATTGCACAAGAGAAGGTTTCGATGTTGGATATTATGAGGCTCCCGGATAATGATTGAAGTAAAAATTACAGAAGATATGAAGAAGCGAGCATGGGCAAAGTCCAGAGAGATGGGAGTCATCAAGAACTCCATCATGAAGGGCGATGGAAATATTGCTGGGTTTTTAGGAGAAGAGGTTGCAAATGTTGTTATAGGTGGTACAATTAATAACACCTACGATTACGACTTGGTTTCACAGGACGGAATCAAGTACGACGTAAAAACAAAACGGTGTACTTCTCCACCTAAACCTTACTATGATTGTTCAGTTGCTAACTTTAACACAAAGCAGAAGTGTGATAGATATGTTTTTGTTAGAATTGAAAATAAAAATAGAAGATGGGGAAGGGCGTGGGTCTTAGGTTGGTTGACTCACGATGATTACTTTAAGAAAGCTCGCAAACTTACAAAAGGCCAGAAAGATCCATCTAATGGCTTTATAGTTCGAGCAGATTGTCATAATGTTGCTATTTCAGAATTGAATAAATTTGAGGACTGTAATGAATTGGATTCCGCTGAACAATAAGACGCACTTTAGCTTACAGAGAGGTTATTCTAAACCAGAACAGCTCGTAGCTAAATGCAAAGAGTTTGGCTACAAATCTTGCGCTATCACTGATATAAATACTATCTCTGGCGCTGTAGCCTTTTACAAAACTTGCAAGAAGAATAACATTAAGCCTATCATTGGCTGTACATTTGAATTTGAAAGCCATAAGCCAACTACTCTCTTGGCTAAAAACAAAGCTGGTTGGTTTGACCTGATCGACTTAGTTTCTAAGAAAAACTCGTATAGTGATGACGTTGTTTACAAGCTACTAAAATCTCACAGTGAAAATTTGATTTGCATTGATGAGCTAAAGCAACAGCCTAGTTATTATGCTGAAACAAAAGATGCGGAGCTACATAGAATACTCCTGTGTTCTGCAATGAAGACTACAATGGCTAAGTCAAAAGAGAGGCTAAAACAGGATGGGTTCAAAAAACTCAAAGGCTTCTTTGACTCTGACAAGTATTATATGTTGTCGCCAAATGAAGTTCAATCAGCCTATGATAGTGATCTGATAGATAAAGTTGCTGACATTGCAGCACAATGCGAAGAATATAATGTTCTTGGTAAACCAATGCTGCCTAAATTCGATTGTCCAGAAGGGTATGATGAAGATGAATACCTGAAACAGTTATGTAGAGATGGCTGGCGAACTTTGCTTGCCGAGACGGGCAAGGTTGACGATGAGGATGTAAAGCAGGAATATCTCGATAGAATCAAGAACGAGATGGATGTTATTTTTGAAGCAGATCTGTCTGGTTATTTCTTGATTGTTCAAGATATTGTAAACTATGTTAGAGAACAAGGCTGGTTGCCGGGACCCGGACGAGGGTCTGCTGCCGGATGTTTGATCTCATATTTAATCGGTATCACAGAGATTGATCCTATTGAGTATGACTTGATCTTTGAAAGATTCTACAATGCAGGACGTAATACTGAAGATCACGTATCTTTGCCTGATATTGATGTTGATGTTCCAGCGGAAAAGCGAGATGATGTTATCGCATATATTAAGTCGAAATACGGCGAGGATAATGTCTCCCAGATGCTAACATTTAACAAACTGCAAGGGCGAGCTGCGCTGAAAGAAATCATGCGCATCACGAACGCCGTGTCCTTTGCCGAGATGAATGATATAACAAAGAATATTCCTAATGAAGCAGATGTGTCTGACTTGATTGAAGAAAGTGGAGAAAAGTCTCTCATTAGATGGACACTACTCTACCAACCTAGCGACTTAGTTAAGTGGTGCAAGGTAAATCAAGAAGGAGATTTAATCGGACCTTTAGCGGAAATCTTTGAGCAAGCTATTGACATTGAAGGTACAATTAAGTCACAGGGCAAGCATGCCGCAGGAGTCATTATTTCTGCTAATAAACTGAGAGAGGTTTGCCCGATGGTTCAAGACAGAAACAAGAATCTTGTCGCTGGTTTTGAAATGGGAGATCTTGAGGATCAAGGTCACGTTAAGTTTGATATTCTAGGCATTGACCTATTAAGTAAAATTATGGAGATTAAAGATGAGCACTAAAGAAGATTACAAGTCTGTTGTTTTTTCTGGTTGCGCTATTGAGTATAGAAATGTTAGTCTTTGCGACTTGAGACACTTTCTGCCTCAGTATCGTGGAAGAGCTAACGGAGTTTACCAAGTACACTCGGATAATAAAAAGAAGATGTACAGTAAATTATTTTATAGTATTGATGATGCAGTTGATAAATTTCTTGAACTGAAAGGTGTTGTTAGATGAATTATAGAGACATAATTGTATTTGACTTTGAAACAGGATCTAGGAATCCTCACAAGACACAGCCGACACAAATTGCGGCTATTGCTTTGCATGGGAGAAAACTAACCATCCAACCTAATGGTATTTTCAATAGTGAGATTCGCCCTATTCTTGATGATAAGAAAGCGATTGAGGCTGGCTTTGATCCAGTCGAAGAAGAGGCGCTGAAGATTACCGGCAAGACCAGAGAAGCGCTAGCAAAAGCTCCGCTACCAAAGACTGTATGGAAGAAGTTTGAAGATTTCTGTATGCAATTTAACTTTAAGAAAAGCTCTTATACTGCCCCTATCGCAGCTGGCTACAACATCATTGGGTTTGACCTTCCGATTGTTCAGCGTATGTGTGATATGCACGGCACAACCGATGCTAGAGGTCGTCAGACTGTATTCAATCCTATCTTTAAGTTAGACTTGATGGACATCGTTTTCTCTTGGACTGAGAACAACAAAGACTTTAAGAGTCTTAGTATGGACTTCTTGCGTGAGTATATGGGCTTTCCAGAAGAGAGCAAACAAAACGCTCACGATGCCTTGCAGGATGTGAAGGACACAGCTAATATATTGATTAAATTTTTGAAGTTCCAGCGGAACATTTCACAGAAGACTAAATTTGAAAAGGCGTTTGCGAATGGAGAATTCTACGTTTAATATTGACAACTATAATGACTCTGGTGTTTGGGATTTAATTTGCGAAGGGCAGACAAAGGGTGTCTTTCAGCTAGAGTCACAGCTAGGCAGATCTTGGGCGAAAAGAGTTCGTCCTCGAAGTATAGAAGAGTTGGCTGCGCTAATCTCTCTAATTAGGCCCGGATGTTTGAAAGCTTTTACTGAAGGTAAGTCAATGACCCAGCACTACGTTGACCGTAAGGCTGGCATTGATGAGGTTAAGTATTTACATGACAGTCTTGAGCCGATTCTAAAAGAAACTTACGGAGTTCTTGTTTATCAGGAGCAGTCTATGAAGATTGCTCAGCAACTGGCGGGCTTTGACCTCAAAGAGGCGGACAGTCTTCGTAAAGCTATCGGAAAGAAAAAAGCTGACCTTATGAATCAGATCAAAGGATCTTTTATTGACGGTGCTATTTCTGTTGGAGGTCTAGAGAAAGAGACTGCGGAGGAAATCTTTAGCTGGATTGAGAAGTCAAACAGGTATGCTTTCAATAAGTCTCATGCCGTATCATATGCCGTTAATGCTTACAGAAGTGCGTATTGTAAAGTGCATCGCAAGATTGAGTTCTTTGAGGCTTATCTCGGACACGCAGACAGAAAGCCTGACCCTCAAACAGAAGTTCGAGAACTAGTATCAGATGCCAAACTTTACGATATTGAAGTAATGCCGCCAAGACTGGGCAAGTTCTTTAACAACTTCACTATATCTGAAGACAAGATATATTTTGGTGTCAACAACGTGAAGGGTGTTGGTAGTTCTGAAACTGTCAAATTGTTGGATGCAATACCCGAGCTTGAAGAAAGTCTCGAAAAACCATTTACTGAATTTACTTGGTCTGACGTATTGTTTAACTTAGGTGCAAGAATCAATAAGACATCAATGGAGTCTCTGATAAATGTTGGTGCTTTTAATGGAACTAAGAACCGTATGCATAGAAACCAGATGCTCTACGAATATAAAAGCTACAAAGACCTGTCTGCCAGAGAGAGAACTTGGCTTCAAGAAAACTACGACTCAAGTCACAACTTTGTCCAGTCTTTAGATAATATGATAAATAATCTCAAGATTACCTCTCGTAGGCTCGTAAAAGTTTTTGATCTTAGAAATGTGGTAGAATCACCACCGTTTGAACTTGTAGATCATCCAGAGCAGATTGCAGACTTAGAAATTAAATACTTAGGTACGTCGCTAAGCTACTCAAAGACGGATGCGGTCCAAAGCTCTTTGGTCAATACGACCTGCAAAGAGATAGCTCAGGGCAAGACTGGAAATGTTAACCTTGCTGTTCATATAAATGCTTTACGTGAATACAAAACTAAGAACGGTAAAAATCCCGGACAGATCATGGCATTTTTATCCGTTGAAGATTCTACAGCGTGCTTGGATTCAGCGATAGTTTTTCCAGATGCGTATGAAGAAAACAAACAGTTGCTGTACGAAGGCAACACAGTGATCGTTATGGCACAGGTTTCTAAGAAAAAAGATACAAGTTTGATTATAAACAAAGTGTCTCAAGCTTAGTTTATAGTTAAAATATAATATATTTGGAGTATTATAATGAATAATTGTACATTCGTGGGCAGGCTAACAGCAGACCCTATTATAAAAGATGTTGGCACCACAAAGCTAGCAACATTTTCGCTAGCAATCGAGGAGCATAGAAAAGATAAGAACGGAAACAAAGTAAAGCGTGTTGACTTTTTTGACTTTTCCGCTTGGGATAGTGGAGCTCTTACTATACATAAATTATGCAGCAAAGGTGATATGATCGCCGTAAATGCTGTAGCTAGACAGGAAAAATGGAATGATTCAAACGGTCAACCAAAACAGAAGGTTGCCTTCAGAGTTCAAAATTTTAGAGTCTTTAAGGACAGAGAACCTAATGACACACAGTGACCCTCCAGCTATAGACGAAAACTTTGATATTATAATTTCGTTAGTAGTTCAATTTGGAGGTCATGCCAAATCTTTTGAGTTTGAAGATTTATTGCAGGTAGCTTTTGTTGGGTATTTCAAAGCCGTTAGTAGCTTTGATCCTGACATCGGACCTCTGAGACCTTATGTCTTTTCTTGCGTAAAGAATCATCTTAATAGATTCTTGAGAAAAGAATTGAGATGGCAAAACAACAATGTTACCAACTCTACGGTGACTGTTAGTTATGATGATAAGTCGTATGTCAATGACTTCAAGAATATACTAGTATCTTGTGCGAATAGACTTTTGCCCGCTGAATCTTTTATTCTAGAAATGAAGTCACAAGGTTTCAATAGGAAAGAAATCTGCGACATGTTAACCTTAAGTAAAAAAGAATATTATAATCTATTCTATTCTGGAGTTGGAAAAATACAAAGATATGAGACCTAAGAAAATACTTTTTTGTACCGAAGCTCATTACCTACCAACAGGATATTCTGTTTACACAAAAGAGCTACTATCTAGATTGCACTTAGATCCTCGCTTTGAAGTGGCTGAGCTAGCTTGCTATGCTACTGACAATTCAGTAAAGCAAAATGCCAAAGGTTGGAAGATCTATGGAAACCAGCCAGAGAAAAACTCTCCTGAGTGGAGTGAGTATAAGTCTTCACCGACTTACGAATTTGGAGAATACACATTCAATCATGTGTTACTAGACTTCAAGCCTGACTTTGTTATGGATATTCGTGATTGGTGGATGTTTGAGTTTCAACAAAGATCGACCTATAGAGAGTTCTACAACTGGGCTATCATGCCAACTGTAGATGCGTTTCCTCAGAACAAACAGTGGATGGATACGTTCGCTTCCGCAGACGCAGTGTTTGCATATTCTGAGTTTGGTCGAGATGTTTTGCTGGGCCAGTGTAAGAACCTCAACTTTGTAGATGTAGCTTCTCCCTGTGCTAGTAATAGTTTTGCACCTGTACAAAATAAAGAAAGGCATAAAGAAAGTGCTGGACTGACAGCAGACTCATTCATAATTGGGACTGTGATGCGTAACCAAAGGCGCAAACTTTACCCAGACCTATTTCGTGCATTTAGAGAATTCTTAGATACTACTAAAGCTAGCAACGCCTTCCTGTATTGCCATACATATTATCCTGATGTTGGATGGGAGATTCCAGATCTGCTACAGGAATACGACCTAACAAACAGGGTTTTGTTTACCTACAAATGTAAGCAATGCGGTCACATCGAACCTTCGTTCTATAAGGATACTTTCAACCATTGTCGAGCTTGCAACTCGTTTAAGA